ACGAGGGCGTGGGCGTCGAAGCGCTTCATCGGGCCTTCGGGGTGAAGACCTTGAGGTCGGTGGTCCAGACCCAGCGGGAGCCGACGCGGTGGACGAGCCAGACCTTCCAGTCCTTGCCGTCGACCCAGCCAGCGGCGAAGCCTGAGCCCCAGCGGGAGGTGGCGAGTCGGTGCGACGCGTAGGCCATGGCGTCCTTCTGGCAGAGACAGCCGGCGGAGAACGCGGCGCCTCCTTCGGCCTTCGTTAGATTGACCTGGGCGAGCGTGTGGGTGTGGCCGTGGATCAGAGCACCGCCGCGGTCGGCGTAGTGCTTGCCCTGTTCGGCGGTGGCGTTCAGGCCGTGGGCGTAGCCGTGGATAAAGGCGACTTGGCCGAGACGATAGACGCCCTTCTCGGCGTGGTAGGGTAGGATGGTCTTGGCTCCGCAGCTCTTCGCGGCGGTCTTGATGCGGGCTTCGAGGTCGGCGCAGTAGTCGCGTACCAGGGCGGAGCCGGAGGTATGCTGGAGGGCTTGGGCCCGGTGCTCGTGATTGCCCATCAGGTAGACGGTGGGCTTGGTGCGCTCAAGGAAGGCTTCACCGGCCTCGATGTCGGAGATGAGGGACTCGGCGCCTTCGGCATCCTGCCCGGCCCCACGGCGCAGGGATCGGAAGTCAAAGCAGTCGCCGAGGTGGACGCGCACGGTAGGCTTGTAGTCCTTGATGAACTCGACGAGGGCCTCGACGGCGTTCTCGTCGGCCATGTCGCCGTGGTTGTCGCCGAAGGCTACGAAGCGGGTGGGGGTGCTCATTAGCGGACGTTGATGTAAGGGATGGGCTTCCCGGCGTCGAAGGCCGCCAGCATCTCGTCACGGCGCTTGCGGGCGGTCTCGAGGTCGCTGGCGATGTTCTCGACGATGTCCTTCCCGCGACGACGCAGGCGGAACCAGTAGCAGTCGCCGAGTTTCTGGAGGTGGTGGTTCGGGTTCTCGGCCTTGATATAGGCGGGCTTGTCGTGTCGCCCGGTGCGGGTGTACTTGGGGCAGGCCAGCAGGAAGGCCAAGCGGTCAGGGGTGATGCCGACCTTGGTGGCCCAGCGCAGCGTGTCAGTGTTCAGAGTTTCCATGAGCGGGCGAGGTTGCGGCCTTCTGTCATGATCGCGTTACGCGAGGACGGCCTGAAGATATACTCCTGGTCGAACAGGTGGGAGGCGCGTATCTCGGCAATGCTGTCGAGCTCTTCGTCGTTGGCCGGGCCGACCCCAGCGGTGGCGACGTAGATGGTGCGGACCTTCCAGCCCTTCTCCCACAGGATGTCTTGGCAGACGCGCAGCTCGTTGACGTAGCGCCAGTCGGAGCAGACAACCGTCTCGGGGGAGGGTTGGTCGTGGTGCTTCATGACCGGGCACCAGTTGGCGAAGTGGCGGGCGAACACGTCCCGATCCATGCGCCGGGCGAACTTGCCCGCGTGCACAAGGAAGTCGCGGTTATCCACCTTGAAGTCTTCCTTGAAGAAGTTGCCGTCAAGGCCGAGGTAATCCATGTAATGGTTCGCGGCCTCCTTGAGGGCGTCGGCGAAGTTGATATGCTCGGCGGGTCGCTGGGACCACTCGAGGATGCCGGAGGCGAGCGTGTCCTTGCCCGCCCTGGCGTAGCCTGCGATCAGGACGAGCGTCGGGGCGGCCATGGGCGTGGGTGCTTCGGTCACGGGATTAGAAGGGAACGCCTTCGGGGGGCAGCGGCTCTTCGGGTACGCTCGGCTTCTGGGAGCCCTTGGGATACGTCATCTTATATTTATACTGAGGTTTCCCCTGCCACTCGCCATTAGCCTCGACCTCGACGCCGACGAGGATGGTCTGGCCGCAGGCGGGGGACAGGTACTCCAGGTACTCGGCAGGGGTCGCGTCGAGCCTGATCTCGTTGGTGTACTTGCCGGAGAACTTGCCGACGAGCATAGCGAGCGCCTTGCCGTACTTGCTGGAGAAGTTCTTGGACAGGCAGAAGCCCTTGTCGTCGACGAAGAACAGGCGGGCGGACGAGGTGCCGTCCTCCCACTGCTTGACCTTCTCGAACTTGGGCTTGATGAGTTTCAGCTTGTAGGTGCCGTTCGTGCTGATGGACGTGAGCGGGGGGCGGTCGTTGTTATCGGTGGTCATGGTATTAGGCGAAGTTGATGTTGGTCGCGGCGCTAGGCTTGGCGGCGATGTCGATGGTGGTGATCTCGGTCTGGTAACCGGGCCAGTTGCCCGAGGCGGTGCAGTCCTTGTACAGGGTCAGCGCACGCTCGAAGTCGAAGGCGGCGCCGGTCATCAGTTCCGGCCCCAGCTCGTAGACCGCGTGGGCGTAGGGCGGCTCCTTCTCGACGGCGATGAAGCGGAAGCCTAGCACGCGGCACTTGTAGGCCGACTCGACGGCGTGCCGGTAGAAGTAAGCCTGGAGGGCGTACTTGTATTTGCGGACGGACTGCAGGAAGCCGTGACTTGAGGCATCCTCGCAGGTCTTTAAGTCATATATATACCCGTCGTCGGAGATGCCGTCGATGGCGCACTTGACTAGGGTATCGCCGATGAAGGCGGTGAACATCACTTCGGTCTTCGAGAGGACGATGCCGTTGTTCTTCATGCAGACAGCGGCGGAGTTGGCCACGGCGTCGACGAGGGCACCCTCTTCGGCGGTCAGGATGGCCTTGCCTTCGTTGGCGGTGACGAACTCGGCCCACTCGGCCTTGCCTTCCTTCGTGCGCTTGTCCACGTCCGGGGCGATGGCGTGCGTGGCGTTGTATGCGTCCAGCCCTTCGAGGGCCAGCTTGTGGACCGCCGTGCCTACGCGCAGGGCCTTGGACTCTTCGCGGGTGCGGGAGAGGTAAGCCTGGTAGTGGGCGGGGGACTTGAGCAGTTCCTTCGCGCCGGATTGGTTGAGCGCTTGGATGCCGTCATAGATGACGCGTTCGGTGATGAGGTCGGGCATGGGTATGTTATTGGGTGTTGGTGGGAAAGGTCAGAGAAGAGCCATGATGGCGTCGGCCTGATCGGGGCGGCGGCGCTGGATGGCGGTGATGCACATGGTCGAGCCCACGGTGAAGCGGGAACAGGCGACCGGGCGGCTGGCGTAAGTCTTGCATTTGCCAGAGCCGGAGAGGTGCGGGCATCGGGCAGGGACTTCGGCGAAGGTACTGCCAGCGATATGGAAGACCTCGCCGCGGGCGGAATAGAACTCGGTCGAGGTCGGGCTAGGGCTGATAGGGAGCATGATGCTTTCACAGCACGCACCCTTGCAGAGTTCACAGGCTGTCATCTTCGGGGCTGGCTTTTTCGACGCTGGCGGAGATGCGGCGCACGTCTTCAAGGGCGGCCTCGGCGGCGTTCTCCATGGCCTCGAGCGTATTCCGCAGGACGCGCAGCTGGACGACGAGGACGTGGACGCGGTCATGGAGCGGCTTGACCTGGGCGGACTCATCGGCGGTGTCGATGTGATCAGTGAAGACCTGAAGTTCGGTGATGGCCGAGCGGTTGAGGCCGTCGAGCGTGATGATGTCGGCGTCGTGCTGTTCATAACGTCCGGCGATGTGCTGGACCGTGGCAAGCGAGCCTGTGATGTTCTCGACGAGGCGCTTGATTGATTCGCGGTTAGTCATGAGCGAGTGGGCGTGAAAGTAAGTTCCTTTATCTCCCCATTAGGGGCAAGCGTAAAGAAGCGGACGGCGGAGCGGGACAGGGACGGGTAGGTCTTGCGCTTCCAGGCGTTGAGGTCGGTCAGGAAGTCGGCGTGCTTGCGGGCCGTCAGCTCGACGTACGGGTAGCCGTCCAGCAAGAGCAGCAGGGCGTACTGCTTCGGGACGGTTGCCGCGATCCGTTCGATGCCCTTGGGAACGTCAGCCATCACAGTTGCCCGGTCTTGGCGTTCTTCCACTTGGCCACGGTGGAGGTCATCACGGCGCGGGAGATCTGGCAGGTGATCATGCCGGAGCCGAGGATGTCTTCCATGACGCGGGCGAGTTCGTTGCCGGCGTAGCGCATCTCGGAGATGGTCTTGGCTTGGTTCTCTGCCCGGGCTTCGGCGGCGGCGGCGAGGTTCTGATTGTGCAGGGCCCCCATCACGGCGGAGACCGGGTCGAAGGGGTCGAAGTCAGGCTTGCTCATTTGGTCAGAGGGCGGGGGGTGGGGGAGAAGGCAGGGGCGGCAGGAGAAGAGGCCGCAGAACGGAAGCCAGAGGCCACGGCGCCGTCATCGTCAAGGTCGACCGAGATGCCGCACGCGGTCTGGATGGACTGCCGGCGGATGTAGGTGATGGCCCCGCCGATTTGCTGGGCGGTCAGACCCTCGGCCTTGACGAGCAGGGTGCCGAACTCAAAGCGTTCCCCGGATGCATGCAGGAAGGCGGTGGACACGCCGACCTTGCCCTCCTGGCTGACGAGCGTCTGGATCAGGGCGAGGTCATGGTCGAGCAGGACCGGCTTGATGGCGTCGAGCAGCGCGTCGAGGGAGACGTACTTGGCTTTGAAGGCGGGGTTGATTTTGTTGGCCTTAACGTTGTCCAGGGCGGCGAGCGCTTGGACGAGAGAGGCGGTGGCGGAGGATGTGGGCTGTTTGCTCATGGTGGAGATTATTTGGCGGCTTCGGCCTTGGTGACTTCACCGGCCTTGATGGTGGCCTCGATGTCGGCGAGGGACATCCGGGTGTAGTCGGGGACGAAGAGGTTGTAGTAGGTCACGCCGTTGCGGACGGTCGGGGTCAGGAGGCGGGCGACCTTCTGATCAGGTAAAACGATGTAGGACGAGTCCGCGATGATGCGGTAATCGGCGGGGAGTTTGGAGTCTTTCTTCATGTGAGGGGAGAGGTTACAAAAGGGAGGGGGTGGTCGAGTTATGTAAACTCAGTTGATGGCGCCGCGGGTGGCGGAGTCAAAGATGAGCAGGGCGTCGGCGTTCCAGAGGGTGACGTCCTGCGTGGGGAAGAGTTCGGCAGCGCGGGCCTTCAGCTTGTTCTTCCACTGGGTCGTGGTCAGTTCGCCCTTCGTGCCACAGGTGTGCGTCTTCTGCCAGATGGCCGGGCGGATGCGGTGTATCTTCCAGCCCATGGCGACGGCGGCGCCGTAGAGGACGCCCGTGTTCCACATCAGTTTGCCGATGGCGGAGCCCGGGATGTTCTTGCCGGCGAACAGCGGGGGCTCTTCGAGGTAGAGGCTGACGTCCTTGGCCTTGCAGCTGAGATCGGCGAGCAGTTGGCAGACCTCGACATCAGAGCCGGGCATCTTAGCGCACTCCACGGGGTCGCCGTCTGCCGACCAGACGATGCCGCCGTTTACGCCAGGGTCGATTGCCACGATGAGATGAGCCACGGCAAGACCCTTTAACGCGGCTTGGCTAAGGACAAGCGGAAAAGGTTGGCGACGCGGAAAGCGTAGCCGTTGGCCCGGAAGCCTTGGGAGCGGGCGGCGGTCCAGCCCACGTTCCAGACCAGCGCCATCTGTTCGGGGGTCGGGTCGGTCATGCCGACGCGGTGGAAGTTCGCCCTGATCCAGCGGAGGTGCGAAGCGGCGACCATGTCCTGCGCCGTAGCGTCGCGCCACTTAGACCAGGGGAAGGCGTAATGGCCCTCGGCCTTGAGGCGGGCGGAGGCGTCGTCCCAAGCGGCCTTGCCGACCTGATACTGGCCACGCTCACCGGCCTTGCCGATGGCCTTGCGGTTATGCCCGGACTCGACCGCGGCGACGGCCTCGAGGAAGGCGGCGTCGGTCTTGGCTTGGGCGTTGAGCCCGAGGAGCAGCAGGGCGACGACGGAGAAACGCTGGTTAAGGGTCATGGCTGTTTGTCCTCCTTGACGGCGTTCCAGGCATTCATCGAGCCCCACCATGCGTCATACTGAAAGTTGTCGGCCATCTCGTTGCATCCGATTTCGAGCATAGACTTGTAGAGGCCGTCCCCGGCCTTGGTCAGCCGCTCGACCTGTGCGGATGCGTCACAGCACATCCCGTGTTCTCGGTCGATTGCATCAGCACCGACAAGGGCGGTCAGGCGCTCGACCTCGGCCTTGAGGGCGGAGTTCTCCTTGTTCAGTTCGCCCACGCGGCGCATCATCGTCAGTTCTAGGTCGCTCATACGCGTCTAGGGACTTGTGATCCGGCGACCTCGAAGCCGTCGAGCTCGTAGGAGTACTGGATGCCGACCCAGCCACCGGCGGCGGCGTAAGCCTGGAGCGATACTTTCACGGCGCCGTCTTCGTGCAGGGCTTCGTGATAGTGGTGCAGGAGTTTCTTCATGCGGCCGGAGGCGATGGCCGTCTTGTTGGAGCAAATATCGAGCGTCAAAATTCGCTCATTGATTTCATATACCTCGGAAAGCAGGGCGACCATGCCGTCGAGGTGCTTGAAGTTACTCATGGGGGTGAGCGTCGGGGGTGATGGCGCCGCGGGTGATGCTGTCTTCGAGGCGGGCGATGACGCGCTCGTTGTGCATGGCGACCTCGTAGGCCCGGTCGTGCTTGGCGATCCAATGCTCGCGGGAGTGGGCGAGCCGGGTGACCTCGGCCTTCAGGGTGCGGTTGATGGCGTTCTCGGTGTCGGCCAGTTGGCGGAGGGCCACGGCGTTCTTGTGCAGCTGACGGGCGATGCTCCAGGGGAACAGCCACCAGAAGCGGGGGAGGGAGTCGGGTCGGATGATGGTCATGGGATTGTATGGGCGGTGGGAAGGGTCAGGCATTGGAAAGGGCGGCGAGGCGGGCCTTGCGCTTGAGATAATAGCGGCGCTTGATTGCTCGTACCTTATCCGGGTTGCGCTTCTTCCATGCCTTCACATGGATTTGATGTCTGGTTGGATTGCGGTATGCGCTGGCAGGCTGAGGAACTTTGCCAAGCCAAGTTGTCTGGGTTAGTTTGATATACGTCGCCAGTGTCTGCTCGTTGACTCCGAGGGCGGCAGCGGCTTCTCGCTTAGTCTTCCGGGCCGCGTTCAGGGCCGCGATCTGCGGGAGCAGGGCCTCCAGACGGCGGGCGTTGAACAGGGCGATGGGCTTAAGCAGAGGGATGTCGCGACCGAGGAAGGTCACCGAGGTAACGAACTGGAAGTTTGCGTTAGGCATGGTCTTACTTTTGGCGGCGGTACGGGCCGCGGCGGTTGAGGTTGACCCACTGCGTCCCGGTGATGTCGAGCCACTGACGGAGGGTGCACACGGTCGTGTCCAGGGCGGCGGCGGCATCGGCCTGAGACTTGCCGGCGGCGTTGAGCGCGGCGATCTGCGGGAGGATGGCCTGAAGGCGTCGGGCGGCGTACTCGGCCATCGGGCGCTTGAGGGGGATGACGCGACCGGCGAAGGTCAGCGTCTCGGTGTAGGGGTGGTTGGCGTTGGGCATGGTGGGAAGATTAGGCGAGGTGCCAGCAGAGGACGGTGACCTTGGGGTTGGAGTGGGAACCAGCGTCCCGGTACTCGACGACCTGATCGTAGCGGGAGCAGACGTCGGCCTTGGCCTTGGCGGTGACGTACTTGTTGAAGTCGCTGGCGGTGGGCTCGCTGGCGAGGACGACGAGCTGACCGCGGGCGTGGTCGATGCCGTAGAGGGCGTACGAGCCGAGGCCCTTGACGGAGCCGTCTCTGTCCTTGAGGCTGGCGGCCTTGCGGAAGTCGACGACCTTGCGCTTGAGGAGTTCGTGCATGGCCTTATCGAAGACGAGTTCGGCTTTGGGTTTGGTGGGGGTGCTCATGTGTGTGTGGGTGGGAAATTAGCGGTGATGGCGGACGACCTTGGCCTTGACCGGCTCAGGGCCGTTGATGGCCCGGGCCAGTTCGGGGCCACAGAAGGTGACGACGGCCAGCCAGCCGAAGATGATAAGGAAGGACAGGGTGATGAGGGCTTTCATTGGTGGTGCGTCAACATCCTTGGCGGACTGTTCCACATTCGTCAAGCACCTTTCCGCAAATACCCTGTGACCCCATTGAAGAGGTCAGGGCAATTCGTGTCCCTCAGGTCATCGAGGCCCGCCATGATCTGCGTACCCCTACCCGACTGAGTCCACTATGCCCCTAGGGTTGCCTCCGTCAAGGGGCAATAGACCCCTCTGGCTTGCCCTAGGAGGCGTTTTGCCTACTTGGACGACTGTCTAGCCTTCCAGACCCTAACCCCTACCGCCACGGCCACGGCCACGCAACCGAAGGCGAGGGCCATCCCGAAGTCGCGGACGGACTGCAGGGCCAAGGTCGCCGAGGACATATTCCGCTCCAGGCTGGCGGAGTCCGATCTCAGCTTGTCCCCATCAACGACGAGAAGCACAAGCGCATCAGTCGAATGCATGGTGTCTAGGACGTAAGAAGCCGTGTAGGCCGACGCCGTGGCCGTGGCGCCGGCAGCCAGGGTAAGCAAGATGACCGCCCAAAGGAGGTTACTTGCGGCGCTTGGCTGGTCGCTTTGCATCGGTCTTCTTGGTCTTGGGTTTCTTCGTGATCTTGGCCTCGGCCTCGTCGAGCTTTGCGCCGACGACTCGCTCCGCCCACATGGCGATGCGGATGGCCATGAAGCCGGCGACGCCGTTGGCCGCCCAGAGCATCTTCGGGTTGGTCAGGTAATCCGACAGGGCGTACCCGGAGAGGATGGCCACGACGATCGCGGCGAAGAGGTGCAGGACGATTTGGCCGACCTTCATCTTCTCTTCGGTCAGGATGATTTTGACGGCCATGCCCATCATGCCCAGGAGACTGGCGATGCCGGCCTGCTTGAGTTCGGGGGAGATGGCCTCCGGGTCGATAGGGGAAGCGGGAGGGCTCACGAGATGCGGGGGGGCTTGGCGTTAGGCTCGAGCAGGACGCGGCGGTAGTTCTGAGACCAGAGCACGGCGCAGATCATCTTGCCCGTGCGGTCGACCTCAGGCTCTGACATGCCCGGGTGTGCGAGGTGCGTGACCTCGTGGATGAGAACTTCAAGGGAACGCCGAGCGCCAAGCCTTGGGTCTATTTCCAGCTTGTTCTCGCCGATGAAGGCCTGCCCCCAGGCACGCTCGCGGCCTAGGCGTCGGCTGACGACTTTGACCTTAGGCTTGCGGCGGGACATCGTCGGAAGGTTTGTTGACGGAGTCGCGCACCTTGTCGGCCAGCCACCAGAGCCCAAGGCCGGAACAGACCAGGAGCGTGCCGGCGGCGATGTACTCGAAATACGGCGAGTCGATGATGAAGGGAACCGATCCGCAGAAGGCTCCGCAGAGAAGCAGGGGCAGGCCGATACGCGGGCCCATGAAGGCGGTGGTCAACGCACCGACGACGGCGAGTCCGGCACCGACGAGCGTCCATGTCTGGGCGGAGGCGTCCTTCTTCACGCGCTCGACTTCGGCGGTCAGGTCTTCGATTCGCTTGTCCTTCAGCTGCGAGACGCGGAGGGCTTCGGCCTGTTGGGTTTCCAGTTTCTCCCATGCCTTGGTCACGGCGGTGGCGAGTTGCCGACCAAAGGCCATCTGCTTCTGGTAGTCCACAGGGTCGGCCTTGGTCGCCCGGGCCATGGCGAAGGCGATGTCAGACTCGGGCGGAGCAGGCAAATACGACTGGGCCAGACGAGACTCGGCGACCACGACCTTCGGCTTGTCGGCGTTGCGCTCGATTGCCACGAGGGCCGAGGCTACTCGGTGATCCGTCTTATCGAGGTCTTTGCCGAGCGTCTGGACGACGTCAGGCTTGGTCGGGCCAGGAGGCTGGACGGGCAGGGGCGGCAGGGCGTCACCCTTGCGGAACAGACTGCACCCGGTCAGGGCCAGGACGGCGATGACCAGGAGCAGGCGCATGGCTTATTCGCGACCCTTGAGGGCGTCGAGAGCGGCCTTGCCCTTGGCTTCCAGTTCGGAGGCTTTAGCAGCGTGCTTGCGGAAGACGAGAGCACCGGCGACGAAGCCGACGAGGAGGGCGAGGAGTTGGGTAATCATGGTGTTATTCGTTGGGTAAGAGTTCGACGTGGACGAGGGGGCCGAGGTCGGCGGGGGTCTGCGGGGTGGCGAAGCCGTAAGTGGCAATGTTGGGTTTGTCGTTCAGCGAGTAGGAATGCTCGACCTCCCCGAAGAGGGCCGGGTAGATGGTCGTCCAATCCGCTTGGAATAGGCAGGTAACTTTGTAGCGGTACATGTTTAATTCTGTGGGGCTACCCAAAGTTTAGTGTATGTGGCGTTCATGGCAATTCTTGTGGCGGCCAGTGCAGTCTGTCCTACGGCGTGATAAACTGAGCAAATATTAGCTTGGACTCCTGAAGGACCAGCAGTTGTCGAAGCAGCTAGTGTTCCGTTTAGGAAGAGTTGTACATTTCCAGCACCGTCAGATGTAATCTCCCAATCAACGACAATGCCTGTGGTCATGGTAACAGTAGTGTTTACTAGGGTTAGGGTTGTTCCATTGTGAACCATAAGCCTGAATACAGATGCAACGCCTCCGGCTTTTTTCCATCCAATGGCAGGACTTGTTGGGTCTGCATAACTTGTAGAAGGAATAGATCCGCTAGGAGAATTGCCGAGCCACGTTTTATATTCGCTATTAGCGTCACCAATCCATGTTGAAGTTAAATTATTAACACTTCCGGACATTCGAATTGGTCTATTAAACCTAACAACACTTTCTGCTTGTCCGGAACATAGACCAAGGAACTGGCTAGTGTAGGCAATAGAATGACCAGCAGTTGAAACATTTGGTCCGACCATTTGAACATAAGCAGAAGCCGCGGTTCCGACTTGTGATCCAGATCCGCTTGTCGTGGAGAGGAAAACCAAATTAGGACGATAGCCCGGGACCATCATCGCCGTGATGACGTCGTAGGGGTTTGAAGCTACAGTTTGGGAAATCCCTTGGCGAGCCTGAGCATCCGTAGCCAGAGCCGGGACAGCCGCCGTGACAAACGCCGTAGTCGCCAGCGCCGTGGTGTTATTGCCAGCGGTCTGCGTGACTGCCGTCGTGCCGGTGGGCAGGGAAGGCGTGCCGGTGAAGGTCGGGCTGGCGAGGGGGGCGAAGCCAGAGATGGACGCACCCGCCGGGATGGTCACCGTACCCGTGAAGGTCGGGGAAGCGATCGGGGCGTACGTCGTGGCCGCGTCAGCCGTGGTCAGCAGGCCGAGGGCCGAAAAGGTCTTGTTCTTCCAGAGGTCGGTCGAGGACTCGTAAGCCAGGAGGTCGTTGTTGGCCAGCGTGCCGATGGACACGTCGTGCAGCCATTCCAGATGGTCGCCGACAACCACGTTGACCTCGATGCTTCCCGTCGTCGCAGAGCTGTGGCTGACGATGCCCACGGCAACGGCATGGTCGGGAGCCGAAGGACGCGTCGGAGTAAGGCCGCCGGCCACGCTCGGAGAAAGGAACAGTTTGACGCCTTCGGTATAGGCCGACGTGTCGAGACGCTTGGCAAGGCCAGCCGTGCAGACGAGGCCCGAGGCGTTGTTCGCCAGCGTAGCCAGCAGGATGCCGATGACGCCGTCAGCGCTTGCGCCTGAGTTGCCCTGGGCAAGGGCGATGGTAGGGCGTTGGCCCTGAGCGCCGTTGATACGGACGACCGCTCCTTTGTTCAAGGTCGAGCCCGTCTTATTGGTCGCTCGGACGGTAAGGGTCTCGGCAGAGTTGTCCGTCCAGATGGTCGCGTAATCGACCGTCCCGTCCTTGACGATGATCTGGCCGTCTTCCCCGCCAGCAGGAAGGCCGGGTCCGGCGGGCCCAGTGTCTCCGGTGTCACCCTTAGGGCCGACAGGGCCAGTATCCCCAGTGTCGCCCTTGGGGCCAGTTGGGCCGGTAGGGCCAACAGAGCCTTGCGCGCCAGTCGGGCCAGTGGGGCCAGTCGGACCCGCAGGTCCAGGCACCCCGACGGAGCCGTCCAGCGTGCCCGCCACGACCCCCGTGATGGTGCCGGTGATGGTGGACTGGTCTGCGGCAAACGTGCCCGAGATAGTCCCGAAGGTCGAGGCCGTCGAAGTGATGATAGCGTCGGGCATGGTCAGCGCTTAGACCGTGACGGAGTCGATGACGTTGACGCGGAAGAGTTCGGTGCGCGAGATGGTCGAGCCCGGGAAGACGAACTTGATGTCCCACTTGCCGAGGCCGATAGCCCAGTCAGCGGTCGAGCCCGGGTAGGTCA